GTGGCGCTCTGACTTGCTAACCAACGATGAGAAGTTAGTAGTAAAAAGGTCTTTGGGGTTCTTTGCCGGTTCAGAGTCTTTAGTAGCCAACAACCTTCTTTTGAGTATCTTCAAGTATGTGACCGATCCTGAATGTCGTCAGTATATACTTAGGCAGGCTTACGAAGAAAGCTTGCACAACTTAACAGTCGTCTATTGCTGCGATTCTCTCGGTCTAAAAATTAATGAAGTCTACCAAGCATACAACTCAATACCTAGCATTAAGTCTAAGGACGAGTTCCTAATGAATATCTGTACCGATATTAATAGGCCAGACTTTAACATCAACACTTTAGAAGGCAAGAGAGAGTTTCTAAGAAACATTATCACCTACTATGTTATCTGCGAAGGAATATTTTTCTTCTCCGGTTTCGCAATGCTTTTGTCCTTTAATAGACAAAATAAACTGCCGGGAGTTGGAGAACAAATTCAATACACTCTTCGTGACGAAAGCTTACATATTAAATTTGGAACCACTCTGATCAATAGAATTAGAGAGGATGACCCAAAGGTTTGGACTAAAGCTTTTGAAAAAGAAACTCTAGAGCATATAGATAAAGCTATGGAACTTGAACTTGCTTATGCAAGAGATGTTCTTCCAAATGGTATCTTAGGGTTAAACTCTGATATGTTTATTGATTATGTGCAGTATATAGCAAATCGTAGGCTAGAAGATTTGAATCTACCAAGTCCTTATGAAGATACCAAAAATCCATTTCCTTGGTTAAGTGAAATTATCGACCTAGAGAAGTGCAAGAACTTTTTTGAAACTCGCGTCACTGAATATGCGGTTGGAAACATTGAAGACGATTTCTAATGCTTAGAAGTATCACAATAGACAATGATATGCTCAAATGGTTAGCTGAGCAGCTGAACAAAGAAGTAGAAGCTGGTAATAAAATCACCAGAAGCACTCTTTCCAATTTAATTTGGAAATATGAAAAGAAGGAAATTAAATGACCGCTTTTTTTGAATCTAAGAAGCTTTATGATTCATCTCGTGTTCCAACAAAAGGTCATATGGATGACGCTGGTTGGGACTTATACTCTTTTGAAGCAATCTCTGTACCTTCTGGAGCCACAGTCTTAGTTTCAACTGGAATAGCAATTGCAATACCCAAAGGTTATGTAGGTTTGATATGGGATAGATCATCAATGGGAGTCAAAGGTATACATAGACACGCAGGAGTTATAGACTCTGAATACAGAGGTGAAGTAAAAGTTTGTCTGCACAATACAACAAAAGAGCCGTATCATATAGAAAGAGGCGATAGAATCGCACAAATGTTAATACAAGAAGCCCCAACCTTTATACAACATGTAGTTCATGAACTAGACTCTACAAACAGGGGCGATGGAGGGTTTGGTTCTACAGGTAAGTAGTATGACTAGAAAAAAGAATAATGAGTCAGGATATACTACGAGACGGAAGGCTTTAAAGCCTAAAACGGAAAATCAGACAGAATATATTAACATTATAAATGGAAATGATGTTACATTTTGTACAGGCCCAGCGGGTACTGGAAAAACAGCAGTAGCAGTTGGATTAGCTTGTGATTATTTATTAGATAAAAGAGTTGAGAAGATAGTTGTTACTAGACCTGTCATTGAGTCAGGTAGAGGGCTAGGTTTTTTGCCCGGAACTTTTGAAGAGAAAATACATCCTTATCTTGTTCCTGTATTAGAAGAGATGCAGTACAGGTTGAATAGCAATAGAGTTCAAGCATATAGAGAAGAAGGCAAGATTGAAGTAGTGCCTTTAGAGTATATGAGGGGGCGAAACTTTCACAATTCTTTTATAATATTAGATGAGGCCCAAAATGCTACGTTTGAACAATTAAAAATGTTCATAACTAGAATTGGCTGGGATTCTAAAGCTGTGATTAATGGCGATATAGATCAGACAGATCTAGCGTCAAAAGATCAAGGAGGTCTTGAGGAGTTTCTTGAACGTCTTGAAGATGTTGAAGGAGTTGGTATTGCCGAACTTACAGAAGATGATATAATTAGAAACAAGATTATTTCTAGAATCTTAGACGCTCTTTATGACGACACGGTAAAATATTCCTGATGCCTACTTATGATTACTTATGCAACGATTGCGGCCATGAATTTGAGCAATCTCATGGTTTTGGGAAAACCCCTGAGCCATGTTCTTGTGGAAGTAGTGACATTAAAATAGTTATCAATCAGGCTCCTACTGCATTTGTTAAAGGAGAACCAAAAACTCTTGGTCAACTCGCTGAGGCAAATACTAAAAATATGGGCCGTTATGAACTTGAGGATCACAGAGCAAAGCAGGAAAAAGGAAACCTTAAGAAACAAAAACCAAAAGAGTGGTGGAAGAAGTCAGGCGATGCGAGTAAGACTGACATAAATAAAATGTCTACATCACAAAAAGCTAAGTATATAAAAGATGGAAAAAAATAATTTGGAAGATATACCATTTGAAGATAAAATCATAAAGTGCGCCGATTGTGATACCGACTTGTTGAAAATGGTTAAAGTAGCTGACTCAGACAATGAATTTTCTATATCTGCTAACTGTCCTTTGTGTGGTGGGTCTAGCTGGGTTATAGATTTATCTGGTAAATACTATCAAGCAGCAACAGATGGTTTTCTAATTGGGGAAGCAACAGAAGAAGACGGAAAATTTACAGTGGAGATCGTTAAAAATGACTGATGACGTGGAACAATTCTTAACCCCTGAAGACACAACCTATATCTATTACGATAAAGATGGACAAGTAATTGAAGAAGAAATTGGGTCTTCTTGTGCTTATATAGCCACTGTAAAAGGCAAAAGCTTTAATTATGTAAAATCTATGAGAGGTCGTTTGTTCGACCCTTTTGGTATGGATGCAAACAAAATTAACTCAGTTAATACAAAGTTTTCCAAAGTTAGCATTGATACTTTTAATCATTACATAAAATATTTAGAGACAAAGCAGAACAATAGTTTGACTTGGGCCGAGAGGAGTTTCTTAAATGACTAAGAAAACTGGAAAACTAACTAAGGTTGAAAAATTCTATATCGAAAATAACACAGATAAAACCGCTGAAGAAATTGCCAAAGATTTGAACAGGACTAAATCGTCCGTCGATAAGCATATTAAGACTCTTGACAGAAGCTCTCATACTTCAGAAGCTAAATCAGATCCTGATGTGTCAGGTCTAATGGGACACAAAGAGGGTAGGGGAGTGACTATCATGACTCCAGCAGCCTCTGAACGTGGTGATGCAACAAGATCTTCTAGAACTTCTAAGTCTAGACACCAAAACGCTATACATACGATTAAAAAATAATGACTGTGTTCTTAAGCAAAGAATTAGATAGCTATATAAATCAGTACGCTGATTCTAATCCAATATGGATAGCTGAACTTTCTAACGGAGAAACTGTTTACCAAGACGACGGTAGACCTAATGTTGAACCCGAAAGTGGCTGGCTTAGAATGAAGCAATACTGTGAAGAAAATAACTTGCATATAGAAAGTATGAAAGTCAGAAACCGTTCTCATGTAGAAGATATTGGTTCTGGATATGACGGTTATTTTTTTTGCAAAGGAGCTGGAGCTTTACTATTTCAAGATCTAACAGTTCATACATTTAATATAGGTCATGTTGAAAATGGCAAACTACATGTAAGAACTTGGAGACTTCCTGAATTGATTCCAGAGCGTTTTGAAGAGAGGAGCCTTTACGATGCTCCTTATGAATGTTTGATTACGAAGAAAGGCACATTGGATGAACAAAAATTACAAGCACAAGACAACAGGACAAGCATGTAATGCCGCTCAATACATTGCTGAAATGGTTTGCCTCAGAGAAGCTGAAAAACAAAGGGTCGGTAGACCAGCTTATGCCTTATGGAATACTGATAAATGGCAAAAGAAATTTAAAAGCCAAGTAACCAAAGCTTACACTCTTCTCAAAAAATATAGCGATAAAGCTATTATCAATGCCTTGAACTCTTACAAAGGCAAAAACATATATTCTCTGCGTGTCAAATTCCTTGAACCTATAATTAAAAAGGAACAAGAGTCTATTGACAAGCTAGAGGCGACAGAAATAAAAGAAGTTAAGTACGAAGACAATACTATGCAAAAGCCAAGAAAGAGTTTTGGTAAGAAAAGTTTGTTTTCTAAACTGGAGAATCTGGACAATGAGTGACGCAGCATTAAAAACCATTACTAAAAAATACGGAAATATATTAGTGAATGGAGCTGATGTATTTGAAGAACTGCAAGACATGCAGGTTATTCCTGTAAGTCCATCTCTCGACTACGCTCTTGGTGGTGGCTTTCGAGAGGGAACTTGGATTCAGATGATTGGAGATCCAAAGTCTGGAAAAACAACCACAGCTTTACAATTCGCTGCGAACTGTCAGAAAAAAGAGTATGGAGAAAGACCCATATTTTATGTGAATGTAGAAGGCAGGTTAAGCACGAAGAACTTTGAAGGAGTTCATGGCTTAGATGCTAGTAAGATCACTGTAGTACAGTCTGAAACAGAAACCCTTAGTGCAGAAAAGTATCTAGGTGCTATAGAAAAGATAGTAAAGGCCCATCCTAACTGTGTAGTCATTATTGATTCAATATCTAGCTTCATAGCACAGAAAGACTTAGACGAAGAAGTAAGAGGCGATTACAGGCCGGGAGTTCCCAAGATACTGTCTAACTTCTGCAAGAAGATGAGCAGTGTGGTTCCCAAACAAAGAGCTATCATTATCATGATTACACACTTTATTGCTAATACTGGCGGCATGGGAAAGAAAAAAGTGGCCGATGGTGGCGTAAAGGTTCGCTATCAAGCAGATACGATATTGGAAATTGCTTGGATTCAAGCATGGAAAGAAAAGAGTGACGGAAGACAAATCGGACAAGCACTTCATTGGAAAGTAGTCACTTCTGCTCTTGGGGGATTTGTAGGAGCCGAAGCTATTGGATGGCTTCGGTATGGAACAGGTATTGATTACAAGCAAGAACTGTTCGATCAAGCAAACGACTTCGATTTGATTTCCGCAGCCGGAGCTTGGTACACATGCGATTTTTTAGTCGATGATCCGAAGCTTATAAAAAAACTTTTGGAGGCCGAAGGAATCGAAAAAGATGATGAAGAAAAAATTACTAAGTTGGTCAAGTTTCAAGGTCAGCAAAGACTCAGAGCTTTTCTTGATGAACACGACTTATGGCCTGCTTTACAAAACTCATTGAAGGAAATGTTGTTTTGAAAGCTATAGGCTTTGATGGCCGAGAAAGAAATTGGAACCTATCAAAATGCGTAGTTTCAGGAGATCAGACAAGACCTCGAAGCAAATTGCATATTTTAGCAAGAAAATTACTCCGTGAGCAGTTTCCTTATGATACAATCCTTGAGGAAGTGCCGCTTGTCGGCTCACATAAGCCATCAAGAAAATCTACTCTGTATGTTGATTTCTTGATACCGTCACATTCTTTGGCGGTAGAAGTACACGGGCGACAGCATTTTGAATTTGTCGCCCATTTTCATGGCAATAGACAAGGTTTCAGAAAGTCAAAAGCTAGAGATAGAGATAAGGGAAATTGGCTTTATAACAATGATATACAACTTGTTATTTTGAGTTATTCAGGAACAGAAAATGAATGGCGAGAATCAATTATCAATAGATAGACTAGAAGAGTTTGTAGGTAAATTAGATGGATACATGTCTGACGTTATTCATGTAGAACCAAACCCTGAAGTCGAAAAAATACTGTCACTTACAGCATTTGAACTTAAGTCCTTAACTTCAGAAGAGTGCTGTGAAAAAGCTTACGCCATATACAATTATTGCAACTTCCTACAAAAGAAGCACAACAAAGAAGTTGCTAAATCTAAATGGTGTGAAGAATTTATAAACTATGCGGTATCAAAAGTTTCAAATCAATTTGATAAGTATACTAAATGGGAAGTTAAAGTGAACTCTGTTATAAGAGAAGACGACTTCGTACAAAAAGTATGGCGTGTCAAAAGAGTAATTGATGGGAATGTAACTTCTTCATCAGATATTATAAGAGACATCAGAAAACAGGCAGACACACTACTTGAGTTAAGCAGAAGAAAGTATAGTAGGAACTAATTATGTCACCTTTAGAACTAATAAAAAATGGAATCATAGAAAATGATCTTGAAAAAATTGCTCAAGGCTATAATGCCCTCACGGGAGAAAACATCTCACCAATCACAGCAGATGAACCAGCCGGAGAAACAGCAGGATCAGAAGACGCAGGCTCAGACAAAATGCCATCGTCGTCAGTGCGGGTGCGGTCGGAAATAGAAGATTTCGCAATAAAGCGGGACAACCTTCCTGCTGGAAAGCATGGAAGAAAAGAACCGATAAAAGTTGGAGAAAATCAATTTGTAGACGATGGAAGCGAAGCTACAGGGAAAGAATTTGAAACTCCAGATATTGCTCCAACCCCTCGTAGAAAACCAGTAAAAATGGTTGAAGTAGTTTGCAACACTTGTGGAAAAAAAGAGGAGATAAATCCAGCTTATAAAGCTGGAACCTATCATCGGTGTTCGAGGTGCGTAGGTTAATGGACAAAATAAATGATGTAACAGCAGAAAAATCTGTAATCGCAGGTTTGATACAGCATGGGCAAGATGCCTTTGATGATGTTGATGGCATCCTTACGGCTAACTCTTTCACACAAGAAGAAAACCAAATTATGTGGAGCTGTTTAGAACAGCTCTTCAAAGACTCAACAACTGTCGATTTACCAACGCTTTATGGCGCTTCCAAAGTTTTAAGTTTAGACGAGCAATTTTCTAAGAAAAGTTTAAAAGACTATTTCAAAAAACTAAGCGCCACGACTATTGAAAAATCAAATGTCAATCATCAAGCTGCAACTGTCGCGAAATTGGAAGTAGCTAGAGAAGTCTACCGATGCTCTTTGATGGTTCAACAAAATATACTAGAAGTAAAGAGCGACAAGTCTATCTCTGAAATTCTGGCTATTGGAGAAGAGCCTTTTTATGGTCTTGCAGACACACTTCAAAATCGCGGTGGTAATGAACCAGTAGATATATTTCAAGATATTGATGAGCATATAGACGACTTAATAGAAAACCCATGTGAAATGATGGGTGTAAGCACGGGCTTTTCAAGATACGATAAGATGATAGGAGGAGGACTTAGACAAGGAAACGTAGACCTCATAGGAGCCAGAACAAAAGTTGGTAAAAGTTTTTTCGCAGACACGGTTGCTCTGCATGTAGCTGGAAAACTAAATATTCCAGTTTTGGTACTAGACACCGAGATGCAACAAAAAGATCATGTGTACAGAATATTAGCTAGTATTAGCGATGTCCAAACTAATGAAATATCAACAGGTCAATTTTCAAAATCAAAAGCAAAAATAGAGAGAGTAAAACAGGCTGCTGAAACCCTCAAGAAGATGCCGTACAAATACTCTCCAGTAGCCGGTATTCCAATCCAAGAAATTGTATCTATCATCAGACGTTGGGTTAAAAGAGTTGTTGGTAGAGATGAAAATGGAAATACAAATCCTTGTCTTGTTGTCTATGATTATTTGAAGCTAGGCGGTTCATCAGAAATGAAAGGCAATGAACAGCCACATATAGCTTTGGGTTTCAAAATGCAAGAATTGGTTAATGTCTCAATAAAAGAAAACGTCTCAGTTCTCTCTTTTGTTCAATTAAATAGAGAAGGGATTACTAGGGAAGGCGAAGACGTTATAGCGGGTTCTGATGATATTGCTCGATATTGTAGTAGCTTCTGCCTATTCAAGAAAAAATCAGAAGAAGAAGTTGCTGAAGATGGTGGAGAAAGCGGAAACAGAAAGCTTAAACCTATTCTGCACAGACATGGCGGAGGATTAGAAGAAGATTTTGATTATGTTAATATGAATTTGATTGGCGAATATGGAAAGCTAGTTGAAGGGTTTACCAAATCTGAATACATACTCGCTAATAAAAAAGAAAAAGAAGGTTTTGATAACGAAGTCAATGACAACGAAGAAGGCTTTGTAGTTGAAGAAGATATTGATCCGGAGAAGCCGTTTTGAAAAGATTGTCTGGAAAAGAACTTAAGGTTCTTGGTGACAAGATTGCGTTGAATATAGTACCAGTGCTTGCACACTTTGGAATAGAGGTTCAGATATTTGATGACTATGTAACATGTCCATGTCCAATACATGGTGGTGATTGCCCCACAGGATGGACAATGACAACAGATGCAGACAATCCTTACTTAGGGATATGGGTCTGTTGGACAGAACATTGTGAGCAAGAGATAGATAAGACCACTGGCAAGAAAAAGTATGTAAACAATCCCATAGGTCTTATAAGAGCTTTATTATCTAATAAATACGACAGGGAAGATATTCCTTTCGCAGATGCCGTTTCATTTGCAATGAAGCTGGTTGAAACTAACTTTGAAGATTTAAATAAAGGCTCTTCCAAAGTAGACTTTACGAAGAAAAGCCTATCAAACGCTGAAAGAAACTTTAAGAGACGAGAACAAAACAAGAAACTTGGACACCCAAGAAACAAAGTCAGGCAGTCCTTGTTGCGGCCAGCTAAATACTTTTTGAATAGAGGATACAGCGAGGAAGTTCTTGACGCTTTTGATGTTGGAGTTTCTCGAAATACAAAAGGCGTTATGAGAAAAAGAGTCATAGTGCCGGTTTATGACGACGAGGGGGAAGTAATGGTTGGCTATCTTGGAAGATGGCCTTCTGAAGAATACGAAGATTATGAACAACCTAAGTGGAGATTCTCCAAAAAGTTTTATTCTGGAGCTTGGCTTTATGGTTATCATATCGCTAAAGGGTATATCGAAGACACAAAGATTGTAGTTTTAGTTGAAGGGCAAGGGGATGTTTGGCGATTGTGGGAATCTGGAATCAAAAATTCTGTTGGAATGTTTGGTTGCAGTATAACTGATACTCAGCTGAGAATACTTGAAAATTCTACTGCTGAAAAAATTGCTTTGATATGTGATAACGATAAAGCTGGACAAAAGGCAAGAATATCTATCAGAAAAAAGTGTGAGGGTAAACTTGAAGTAGTGGATATAATGATTGAATCAAAGGATATTGGAGAAATGTCCACCATAGAGATAGAACAAAAAATAAAACCTCAGATTGAAGGGTTGTATAATGACTAAAATACTAGGATTCTCTGGTGCAAAACAAAGTGGAAAGAGTACATGCTGCAAGTTTATACATGGATACCAATTGAGACTGAATGATGTTGTCAAGAAATTTTTTATGGACGAAGAAGGTTCTCTTCTGGTAAACGCCACGCAGATAGATGAACACGGAAATGAAGTAGAGGGATTGGGAGTTCTTGACATTGAGAGACAAGATGAAGAATTCGTAGAATATGCCTCACAAGTAATATGGCCTTATGTCAGATCGTTTAGCTTTGCCGACCCACTAAAAATAATAGCTGTTAATTTATTTGGATTAAAAGAAGAGCAATGTTATGGCTCAGATGAAGATAAGAATACTCCTGTTAATATTAAATGGGAAGATATGCCGAACGTTATAAACGCCTCTGGTTTTATGACAGCAAGAGAATTCTTACAGTATTTTGGCACAGATGTCTGTAGACGTATAAAACCGGATATTTGGACAAGCTCTTGCTTGGAGAGAATACTTTCAAGCGGCACTGAGTTTGCCATTGTTCCCGATGTAAGATTCCCTAACGAAGTTGAAGCAATACAAAAAGCTGGAGGAAAAGTAATCAGACTTACCAGAAAGCCTTTTGAAGATGCTCATTCAAGCGAAACATCTTTAGATGCTAAAGAGGAAATATTTGACCATATATTAGACAATAGTGAAAAGGATCTTCACGAAACTAACTTAGCTCTTATGGAAGTATTAAAGGATTGGGGATGGCTAACAACAAAATCATAAGTATACCTTGGGATGACAGGATGGTCACTCGCGCTCAGAAGAAAGCGAAGAGTCTTGGAAGAATAAGGAACTCAATACTGAGAGGTGGTGGTAATGCCGCTGGTTACTTAGGAGAGGAAGCTGTAGCATCTTATATTGGAGCAGAAATAACTAGCTGCAATAAAGGCTCAGATAAATATGACTACGACATCATAGCTAAGGATGGCCGTAGGGTAGAAATAAAAACAAAAAGAAGAACAGTTTATCCACAGGAACACTTTGATGTATCCGTCGCTAAAACGAGTGTTCATCAAAGACCTGATTTGTATATTTTTGTAAGTATTGAATTTGCTAGGATGACGATGGAAAACGGAAGGCGTGCCTATCGTAACATCAAAAGTATTTGCATCTTGGGGCAGGCAGAGCCTGAAGATTTTTTTGCGAGAGCCAAAATTTGGCGAGAAGGCGATATTGATAGTAGAAATGGTTTTAAAACACATGTAGATATGTATAACTTGCCTATATCAGAAATAGATCCGTTAGATGATAGTTTGTTACCACAGAAGCAGTAGTCTTGGAACTTTGGAATTTTGTCAGCAAAAGTATTTTTTGCAGTACAATCTTTCGTTCAAAGATAAAACTAATGCAAAAGCCTTGATGGGTACTATTACTCATAAAGTTATGCAAACTCTTGGAGACAAGAAAGTTGCAATGAATAAAGGTTTTGACATCGTAGAAGATGAGGAAACCGGAAGAAACCTGACTCTAGAAGAGTGCGACGATCTTGAGCTTTTGAATAACATAGCTTTTGATTATTACACAAATGCTTTTCCAGAAGTTAATATTGGAGAAAAAGAAAAGAGGCAATGTCTTCGTTGGGCAGAGAAGGCAGTAGCATACCAAGACGGATTGCTAGACCCTAGAAATCAAAATGTATTTGCTACCGAGTTGTTTTTTGACATAGAGATAAAAAAGCCTTGGGCAAAATATAAGTATGAGTTTGAAGACCAGACGATTGAAGGATACCTGTCAATCAAAGGCACTGTAGACCTAATCCTTAAACAGGGAGAAGGCTACTATGAGATACTAGATTACAAAACCGGAAAACGGCTAGACTGGGCGACCGGAGAAGAGAAGACTTACGAAAAGCTACAGAAAGACACGCAGCTACTTCTTTACTACTACGCTCTTAAAAATATGTATCCAGAAAGAGAATTCTCAGTAAGCATATATTACATCAATGCTGGCGGATTGTTTTCAATGGTATTTGACGAAAGCGATTATGAAAAAGCTGAATCCATACTAAGGAAAAAATTTGAGCAGATAAGAGACATTCAACAGCCTAAACTTCTTTCTAATGAAAACAGACACTGGAAGTGTCAAAAGCTTTGCAAGTTCAGCGGCGAATATGAAGACTCAGGCAAGAGTATATGTCAACATATAAGAGACGAAGTTAAAGAAAAAGGCGTAGTCAAAGTCGTTGAAGAGTACGGAAAAATTGAAAAGATCGCCACTTATGGAGATGGCGGCGGAAGATTAGCAGAAGATAATAAAAAATGAGTTGGACACCTTTACACTTACATACACACTACAGTCTTTTAGATGGTCTTAGTAAGCCCTCACAGGTCGCTGAGCGATGTTCTAATCTAGGCTATACCTCCTGCGCCTTAACCGACCACGGTACTATATCAGGCGCTGTGGCCTTTACACAGGCAATGAAGAAAAAGAATATCAAACCTATTCTTGGGTGTGAGTTTTACCTAAGCCAGCAAGATTGCAAAATAAAGTCCGACGAAAATAGAAGCCTGAGTCATTTATGTGTGCTTGCTAAAAACAGAAAAGGTTGGGACAACCTGATCCAAGCAGTCTCTAAAAGCAATGACGAAGAAAATTACTATTACAAGCCAAGACTAGACCTTGCCGAATTAAACCTTTTTGCAGATGGCAACTTAATATCTTACAGCGGGCATCTTGGTAGCGACTTAGCAAATGCAATATTCGTAGACCCAAAGTCTGCTTATAACGCAAAAACAGAAGATGAAGCCAAAAGATACATACATCCAGAATGGGTAGACCAAGTATTAAAAATTGCAAATAGATACAGGTCTATATTTGGTAAGGAAAACTTCTTCATTGAGATACAAGCTATTGACCAAGATAATTCTCCAGCAGCGAAGTTAGTAGTTCAAGGTCTACGGTATATAGCTAAAAAGTATAAATTCCAAACTGTAGCTACGGCAGATTCACACTATCCAGAAAAGAAAGACGCAAACGATCAATTATTACTGCTTTGCTCTGCATTGAAAACAACCCTGCCTAAGATCAAGAAAAAGCTAAAAGAATCTGGAGAAGCTGCATTTGCTGGTTTTCTAAAGTCTAATAACTTTCATATTCCATCCCTTGAAGAAATACAAAATGTAAATACTTCACAGGAGATAGAAAACTCAATGCTAATAGCTAGTATGTGCGAAGACTACAACATACTAGGCAAACCTATGCTTCCTAAGTTCAAGTGTCCCAAAGACTTTTCAGAAGATCAATATCTAAGACACTTATGCAGAGAAGGTTGGAAAAGCAGATTAGCACCCATAGGAAAAGTTAACACAGAGCAAAGCAAGCAGGTGTACGCAGACCAAATCAAGAAAGAGCTTGATGTCATTAGCGAAGCAAACCTAGCTGGCTATTTCTTAATAGTTAGAGATATTGTCAATAGTGTGGTTGATAAGAATCACATCCCCGGTCCGGGAAGAGGTTCTGCCGCTGGATGTTTAGTATCATACTTAGTAGGAATAACACAAGTTGATCCAATTGATTATGGATTATTGTTTGAGCGTTTTTATAACGCAGGAAGAAACACTGATGACCATGTGTCTTTACCAGACATTGATATAGACGTTCCTGCTAATAAAAGAGACGAGACAATAGATTACATACGCGGCAAGTACGGAAGTGAAAAGGTTGGACAAATGGTGACATTTGGAAGACTGCAAGGCCGAGGCGCAATTAAAGAAGTCTTGAGAATGAATGAAGCTTGTGGTTATGACCAAATGAATGAAATAACAAAAAGTCTTCCACATGAACATGAAGTATCCGATCAATTGGCAGAGATGGACAATCCATCTGTGATTAAATGGACTCTGATGAATCAGCCGGAGACACTTCGTGGCTACTGTAGATTAAATGATGATGGTGTTCTTGAAGGCGACTATGCTAAATTTTTCGATCAGGCTATGCGAATAGAAGGGACTTTCAAATCGCAGGGCAAACACGCTGCTGGTGTAGTTATATCCTCTCATGATCTTAACGATGTTTGCCCAATGGTAAGGGACAAGAGAGGTAGCGAGAAGATAGCTGGAATGGAAATGAACGACTTGGAGTCTATGGGGCATGTAAAATTTGATATTCTTGGTATTTCACTAATGGATAAAATGATGGGAATTAGAGACCAACTAAAGGAAAGACATGGATAGGAAGACTAGCTACAGACAAAACGTAAAGGACAAAATTAATTCAGGGAGATACGTTGATTACAAAAGCTTATCAATTTGTAGAATCAATGACTTCTATCCATTAATGCATGGAAAAATAAGATACCAAGTACACTCTCATTTTTTCAGCAAGCTATATGAAAATATTGACGAAGCGCTGGACAAATTTTTTGAGATTAGAAGGAAAATAAAATGAATTACAAGGACATTATTGTTTTTGACTTTGAAACAGGCTCCAGAAACCCAGAAAAAACACAGCCTGTACAAATTGCGGCTGTCGCTATACACGGTCGTAAGTTGACTGTTCAACCAGACGGATATTTTGAAAGTTTAATGCGGCCTATATTAGACGACGAAGAAGCAATCAAAATGGGTCTAGATCCTATCGAAGACGAAGCATTAGCCGTAAATGGCAAGACAAGAGAAGAACTCGCAAAAGCTCCTTCAGAACGAACTGTATGGAAAAAGTTCACAAACTTTGTAAATAAATACAACTGGAAAGGAACTCCTTACTTCGCTCCGATTGCGGCGGGTTATAATATTGTTGGTTTTGACATGCCTATTGTTCAAAGAATGTGTGAGCTATATGGGCCAATCGACAAGAAAACAGGGAAGCAGACTCTCTTTAATAAAATTCACAGAATTGATGTGATGGATAATGTCTGGATGTGGATGGAAAATAATGCAGATGTTAAATCATTGAGTATGGATTCCATGCGAGACTTATTTGGCATGAGCAAAGAAAACGCTCATGATGCTTTGCAAGACGTTAAGGATACAGCCAACTTAATGATTGGTTTTATGAAACTATATAGAAGAGTTGCGCCGAAGATTAAATTTGAAAAGGCTTTTGCTGATGGAAACCTCCACATTTGAACCTCTTGAACTTGGATTTGAAGATGAAAAAGCTTGGGATCTAATATGCTCAGGAAAAACAAAAGGTGTTTTTCAACTAGAAAGCAACTTAGGTAAGTCTTGGGCTAAAAGAGTTCAGCCAAAAAACATTGAAGAACTATCTGCTCTAATATCAATTATTAGACCGGGAACATTGAAGGCTATTGTAGATGGCAAATCAATGACCCAACACTATGTTGATAGAAAGAATGGGGTGCAAGAAATAACTTATCTTCACCCATCCCTTGAGCCAATCCTTAAGAGGACTCAAGGAGTTCTTGTGTATCAAGAACAATCTATGCAGATTGCACAACAGTTAGCAGGGTTTAACCTTCAAGAAGCCGATAATCTACGCAAAGCTATCGGTAAGAAAAAAGCAGACCTTATGGCTAAAGTCAAAGAGGACTTTCTAAAGGGAGCCTCCGAACAAGGCACTATCACGACAGAAGAAGCCGAAGAAATCTTTAGCTGGATTGAGAAGTCTAGTCGTTATGCCTTTAATAAATCCCACGCTGTATCTTACGCAATATGTGCATATTGGAGCGCTTATGCTAAGGCTCACTTTCCGCTAGAGTTTTATTGTAACTACCTCATTCATTCTTCTGGCAAGCCAGATCCGCAACAAGAAGTTAGAGACCTAGTTAACGATGCAAAGAATTTAGAGATATATGTAAATCCTCCATCAATAAAAGCTCTGAATACCCAAACAGACATAATCGAAGATCGCATACATTTTGGTTTAATAGACATAAAATCTGTTGGAGCAAAGCAGGTTGATAAGTTTAGAGATGCTATAGTGTATTTAGAACAAACTTTAGGCAAGCAGCTATGCGAAGTTAATTGGTACGAGTTTCTTGTTTTAGCTTCACAGAAGATCAATTCAAGAATGTTAACAGCTTTGATATCAGTAGGGTTCTTTGCGGATCTTCCAGAGAGTAGACAGCAAATGTTAGACGAGTTTGATACTTGGTCAAACATAACTAAGAAAGAAGCTGAGTGGGCAGAAGACAACTTTGAAAACTATGACAACCTAGTAGATCTACTAAGAGTCATGTCTCCTGTCAAAAAGGACGGAGGAGCAACCTTTAACTCAAAGCGTTCTCAGATTATCTCCGATTTAGTAATCCAATGTGAAAATCCATCTTATTCGCTAAAAGATGATCCTGAATGGGTTATTAGAACCGAAGAAAATTACTTAGGAATAGGACTTACATACTCAAGAGTAGAAGCTTATGACACAAGCTTGGCAAATACTACTATCAAAGAGTTTATTAATGGTAAAAGGGGCAATGTCAAAATGGCCGTTACCATCAATGAAGTTAAGAGATACACCGCTAAAAAAGGTAAAGCGATTGGTCTTGAGATGGCATTTTTATGCGTTGAGGATACGACAGGAACTATGGATAGTGTTACTGTTTTTAGTGACCAATGGAACTCATACAAAAATATTTTATATGAAGGAAATAACGTAATATTGATTGGACAAGATTCAAAAAAGAAAAGATACCAATTAGATGACGGTTTCATAGTTAATGAAGTTATTGAGTTGCGTTGACTCTTTTGTCTTTTGAGAGTATAACTATATTTAGCACAAACAACATGCGAGACATTTAAATGAATACTATTTCAAATTATTGTAGATTTATTGGAAGACTAGTAGAAAACCCAAAAGTTGTTGAGTTTGAAAATACGAATCTTTGCACTTTTACTTTAGCTATCAATGAGTATAGAAAAGAAAAGAACGGAGAAAAAAAGAAAACTGTCAACTATTTTGATTTTGAAGCTTGGGATTCTGGCGGAGAAACAATTAGTCGATATTGCTCTAAAGGAGATATAATTGATTTAGTTGCCTCTGCAAGGAATAACTCTTGGATTGACAAAAGTGGAAAAAAAAGATACTCAACAAAATTTAGAGTCAAAGAGTTCAAACTCTTTAATCAAACAAAAGAGCGACAAACAGTCGGGCAATAATCAAAAGATATCTAAACAAGAAGAGCTTGTAGAAGACAGTCTAATTCGTGAACATTACGGATTGGTTGTCTCTCAAGCTCTTTCTTTTTTTAATGACCCTAATTTTGAAGACTATATACAGGCTGGATTAATTGGTCTCTTAAAAGCTATAAGAACTCATGATAAAGAAAAAGCTATATTCAGTACCTACGCGATTGTTTGTATAAAAAACTCTATCTCCAAACTTAGAAAAAAATTAAATAGACCAAGTTTAACAAATAAGATGGAGGAATTTGACACACAATTTCCTTATAATAGCAAGGATGCTATCTTAGACTATTTGCCGGAATACTTGCCGGAAGAGTATGTATTCATAATAAAAATGAGACTTGAGGGATACACAAACAAAGAAATTTCTGACTATACATCTAGCACAAAAAAAGAAATATCTGAAAAAATAAGACTTATAATACAAGTGTTAAGAGACGCAAATTCATGAGAAAAAAAAGAATATTATTTTGCGGAGAAGCAACGTACTTAAACACTGGGTATGCTACATATCTCAGAGAGATTATGAAAAGGCTTCATGCAACAGGAAAATATGAGTTAGCTGAATTCGCAAGTTATGGTTCCGATACAGACCCTAAAAGAGCTGAGATACCTTGGCATTTTTTTGGTAACTTGCCTGACAAAGAAAACGAATCAGACAAAGAAAAATATGACTCAAACCCAATCAACCAATTTGGAGCTTGGAAATTTGAGTCTGTAGTTTTAAGCTTCTTGCCTGATATTGTTTGTGATATCAGAGACTTTTGGATGTTTGAATACCAAGAAAGATCTCCATTTAGACCTTTCTTTAATTGGGTCATAATGCCAACTGTAGATGCTAATCCACAAAACGAACAATGGCTATCAACTTTTTCTAGTGCCGATGCTGTTTTTACATATTCTGATTGGGGAGCGGAAGTTCTAAACAAAGAGTCTAATGGTGTCATCAAGTGTTTAGGGTCAGCGCCTCCCTCTGCGGACGAAGCATATAAACCAGTCAAAGATAAAAGAGCGCATAAATCAGAAATGGGTTTTGATCCAGATTCGCAGATAATCGGAACTGTGATGAGAAATCAAAGAAGGAAGTTGTTTCCTGATTTGTTTGATTCGTTTAGCAAGTTTTTGCAATCGACCAATAAAGACAACGTGTATTTGTATTGTCACACTAGCTATCCAGATCTTGGATGGGATATACCAAAGCTATTAAACCAATACAAAATATCAAGCAAAGTGCTATTCACTTATTCTTGTGCAGAATGTGGTCACAGTTTTCCTAACTTCTTTTCTGATGCAAGAACGAAATGTCCAAAATGCGGCAACTTTACCGCGTCTTTTTCAAATGTGCAAAAAGGAGTGTCATACGAATATCTTTCTAAGGTAATGAACGTTTTTGACTTGTATATACAATATTCAAACAGTGAGGGTTTTGGCCTTCCTCAAGTAGAAGCTGCTGCATGTGGTGTTCCAGTGATGAGCGTTGATTACTCTGCCATGAGTAGCGTAATAAGGAAATTGGGAGGAACTCCTCTAAAACCCAAAGCGTTATACAACGAACTAGAAACAGGTTGTGACAGAGCTGTTCCTGATAATGATAATACAGCAAAACAAATTGAAAAGTTTTTTGAGATGCAAGAAACTGAGAGAATGACGCTGGCAAAGAACACTAGGCTCAACTTTGAGAAATATTATCAATGGGACAAAACAGCCAAGAAGTGGGAAAATTATTTTGATTCAGTGGAATTAAAGCCATCAGAAGAAACATGGTTGTCTGCTCCTAGAATTCATCAGCCCAGAAATGGCAACACTGAAAACATGTCAAACTCAGAATATGCCAGATGGTTAATCGTAAATGTGTTAGGAGAACCAGAAAAGCTTAACACTTATTTTGAATCTAGACTAATAAGAGATTTGAACTATGCAATGTTTATTAACGGAATGGGCGATGCCTATCTGAATGAAGATTCCTTTAAGTTTCTAAAGCCTTTATATGAGCCATTCGATAGGCAAAAAGCGTATGATATGATGGCTGACATTTGCGAACTGAAAAACTTTTGGGAAAACAAGAGAAAAGAAGTTATACGATGAAAGTCTTGTATGTAGGCTGTTATAGAGATGGTACGGGATGGGGAAATGCGGCAATTGATTATATATTGTCTCTAGATGCTGCTGGAGTAGATGTCGTACCTCGCGCAATTAAGCTAAACAATGAGCAGGTAGAATTACCTAGTAGGATTGTTGAGCTTGAAAATAAAAGCTCTAGCGGTTGCGACGTTTGTATACAACATATTTTGCCACATTTTATGGAGTATAGCAACAAGTTTAAAAAGAATATAGCCCTGTACGCAACAGAAACAGATAACTTTATAGACTCCGATTGGGCTAGAAGAATAAATTTGATGGATGAGGCTTGGGTGATTAACAACCAAATGGCTCAAGCGTCAAGCAAAAGCGGCGTGACGGTTCCCATAAAAGTTATTCCCCATGCTACTAATTTCTCAAAGTTTGAAAAAACTTATGACAAGCTAAGCTTTCCATCAGCAAAAAACAACTTTGTATTTTATACAGTCGCAGACTGGAACAAAAGAAAAAATATTGAAGCCTTTATAAGAGCTTTTCATACTGAGTTTGACGCAGACGAACCAGCTTCTCTTTTAATAAAAACCAGTCAGCACGGAGTAGAGCCTGAGCAATTAGCATTGAAGGTTCGGGATATGTGCAATGCTGCAAAAACAAAAGTTAAAAAGTATAAAAACATAAATGAATACAAGGAAGATCTGATAGTAACAGATTTCACTTCTGAAAAAGAGCTTTACAGACTTCATAACTCTTGTGATTGTTTTGTCATGCCTAGCTTCGGTGAAGCATGGTGCATACCTGCTTTTGACGCAATGGGATTTGGAAAAACTCCTATTTGTACAAATATAGGTGGAATGTCTGACTTCATAGGACATGGAGGCTTTTTAATTGAAGGAAGAATGGAACCTGTGTATGGAATGATGAATACTCTTCCAAATCTTTTTACGCCAAATGAAAATTGGTGTTCTATTGACATACAGGGTCTAATGTCTGCAATGAGACATGCATATGAAAATTCTGAAGAATTAAAGAACATGAAGCAAATTGGATTAAAGCAGGCTTATGAATATCGCTATGAAAAAATTGGAGCTTTGATGAAGGAGACCATAAATGCCTAATGCAATGTCTTCTATATTAAGAGCTTCAACTAGAGATCCAAATGAAAAGCTGAACGTATTGACTTTTCCTACACATGAAAGATATGAAACTGGATTAGCCAAAACTGGACACAACTTTTATGCGTATAGAGCAGAAGGAATAAAAGATTGGAATGAGACATACGCCCCTCTTCCAGAAAATTACACTCTTCTAAATCCCAATATGGGAAATGCTCAACTTCCAACGCATATCGACTTTGATTTGGTTTTATCTCAAAACAAGTTTGGTCAATTTCAAAAGGCTCACGAGCTTGCAAAACTTCTTCATTTGCCTTTGGTCAGCTTAGAGCATACCCTCCCTGTTCCAGAATGGGGTGACAATATAATGAACGCAGTTCAAAACATGAGAGGTGATGTTAATATATTTATATCAGCCTTTAGCATAGGCGAATGGGGATGGGAAGACAAACAAGACACTGCTGTCATTACTCATGGTATAGACACAGATTTATTTTGCACAACAGATAAAGAGAGAAGTGATGAAATTTTGTCTGTTGTAAATGATTGGGTAAATAGAGATTGGTGTTGTGGCTTTAGCATTTGGCAAAGAGTCATAGACGGTTTACCATACAAGGTGGTTGGCGATACTCCGGGTTTATCTGAGCCAGCTGCTTCAACTGAAGAGCTTGTCGCCACCTACCAAAACAGTAGGATATTTTTGAATACTTCAACAATATCTCCAGTTCCTACAGCTCTAATGGAAGCAATGGCTTGTGGATGCGCAGTTGTCTCCACAGATACTTGTATGATTCCTGAAGTAATAGAGCATGGGGTAAATGGATTCATAACCAATGATGAAAATCAAATGAAGCAGCATTTGGTGGATTTATTAAATGATGAAGACATGTGTAAAGAAATTGGCGAAAGTGCAAGAAAGACTATAGTAGAGAACTATTCAATGGATACATTTGTTTCAAACTGGGACAAAACTCTTAGACTTGCGGCAAATGTGCCGTTTCGAGGTTAATATGAAGTTAAGAATAACAGTAGGCGCTGAGGATAAACTCAATGGGTATACAAATGTAGACCCAGTGAGTCAATTTGACGGTCTAAATACAGATCTTAGAAATTTAGATGCTATTGTTTCAGACGCAGAATGTTCTGAAATTTTAGCTGATGAGGTGATTGATTTTATCCGGCAGGAAGAAGTCTACCCAATATTAGACCATTGGATAAATAAGCTTAGACATAATGGAAACATATTTGTATCTTTTTATGACACTAGGCAAATAGCAAAAGCTTTTTTTAGAGATAAAATTAGTTTAGACGAATTTAACAAGATAGTGCATGGAACCTTCTCTGCCCCTTGGGACATAAGATTAGGACATACTACTGTCGAGGAAGTATCAAAATTTTTACAAACAAGAGGTCTAGTTGTTACTAAAAAGACTCTAGATGGATTAAAAGCTACTATTGGAGCTACGAGGCCATGAAAAAAGAAGATATAAATAAAGAGTTTAATCTCAACTACGAAGACAAAGAAAATGCAGATGAGCAGGTAGAAAGCAAATGTATTGATTGTGTTTTTGAGACGCTTCCCAAACTATGCGAACATAATCAAATTGAATTTAAATCGGAATCAGACATTCGTCTGGTTAGAGAAGAAGACAATCAAGAACATTATAGAGTCAAAGGTTTTTGCAAATGGTTTAGAGACGAACTATGGAAGACTGCAAATCAAGGAAAAGACTTTAAGTCGATTGTAGAGAAAGAAAATGAGATAAAGTTGTCGCTGATTATCATCGTTCGAGATGACGATCAAGATTTCCAAAAGACAATTGATTCTATAAAAGAGCAAAAGATTCCTGTGGGCAGGATATTATTTTCCATCGTATCAGATGATGTAGATTATTTTGATTTCATATTGAATGTCAGAGAAGTATCTGAAGAATCAGAGCTTGACATAAAAGTGCAGAAGGTAACAGATCCTAAAATTAACAAAGAAGACCTTTTAATAATTGATGAAGGTTTCAAAGAAATAAAAAGCGGCTACTATTCTGTTTTTGATTTGGGATATGAGATACCGGAAAATTGGACATACAAATTGAACAAAGCAATTAATAAAGACAACAAAAAAGTTGCCTATATAAGAGCGTCTGATGGAGTAAATGGCATTACTGCTCAAACGATGATACACGCATTTTTATATGGTAATAGAGGCGCTCCTCTTGAGAAAAAATTAAAAGAGGGGTTAGAATACGATAAAAATGATACTCAAATGATTTTTGAATGGGAAGAATTATAATGAGCCTAGCTTCGGTTACAATCCTCATAGCAAATTACAACGATGAAGAGTATATAGATCGTTGTATTGAAAGCGCTGTTAATCAGAATTATCCCGGACCTCTTACTGTCTGTATAGTAGATGATGGGTCAGAAGATGATTCTTGGGAAGCAATTACATCGTATTTGAAAAATCCAACTGAAACAAAAGTTGAAGATGGTCTGATCTTGGAGTCTAAAAATATAGGGAGATTTGGAAATACGAAGATAATGGCAGTCCAAACGTCTAACGGTGGTCCAAGTTATGCTAGAAATATTGGGATAAAATACACATTAGAAGAAACAGACATTTATGCAATTTTAGACTCTGATGACGAAATGTATGAAGACAAGGTGTCTGCTTGTATAAATTTGTTTGAAATGGGAAATGGTATGATAGGGGTAGTCTACGGAGATTACGACACTGTCAATGTAGAGACCGGAAAAATAATTAGAGAATTTAAAGAGTCGTATAGCAGAAAAAAGCTTGTTAAGGAATGCATTGTTCACAGTGGAGCTTTAATTCTAAAAGAAGCTTTGCAAGATGTTCTTGAAGATACTGGCTACTATGATGAAACAATGAGGACTTGTGAAGACTATGATTTGTGGATGAGAATAAGCGAAAAATACATCATAGCTCATGTCCCTAAATCTTTGACAAAAGTCAGGGTTACAGGTGACAATTCGTCTTTTATTGTCAACCAAGAGGTCTGGCAAAAAAATTGGATTAGAGTCATGGAAAAAATGCAACAAAGATCAAATGGATAGATTTACCACGACTGTAAAAAATGACGGATCAAGCAAAGAGGAAGATCCAAACATAACTGTGATAGTACCAGTTGCTGGTATGGGTCATAGAATGAAGTCGTATGGCCCAAAGTGCTTGCTACAAGCAAACCAAAAAGAAACTATATTAGAAAAAACCATATCTAATATTAAAAGAGAATATCCTAAGTCAGACATAATAGTTGTAGCAGGATTTGAATCAAACAAAGTAATAAACTCCTTACCTCACTATGTTAGAATAGTTGAAAATTTAAGTTTTGAAGAAACAAATATAGTTGAGAGTATAAGGCTTGGTATAAATGCTTCTGCAAACAAAAAATTACTTATAGTTTATGGTGACTTGATATTTAATGTGTATTCTATAAGAAGTGTAGAAGCTAATGGGACTTGTGTAATCGTTGATTCCAAGTCTAGATTCAAGGATGATGAAATAGGAGTAACCGTTGTAGACGATGAAGTCACAATGTTTGCTTATGGCTTAGAAAAAAAATGGTCTCAAATAGCATACTTTGAAGGAAAGGCTTTTGATCTTTTAAAAAAATTATGCTCAAACAAAAAAAGATCTAGACTATATCCATTTGAAATATTTAATATGATGATAGAGTCTGGAATAAAAATAAAAGCGGTAGAACCAAAAAGAATGACTATAAAAGAGATAGACTCTCTCAAGGATTTATAATGGGAAATTACTGGGGTTGGATTAAAAACAACTATAAATGGTACGCTTGGAAATATGTAAAAAACAAGGTTAAAGTTAAGCTTGGACCATTTCATACTATAGAAGAAGCTCAAGAAGCGGCAAAAGAATATGAAGATTCTAATAAGTAGCGATGGGCCTCACGCACATTATTACATAAGAATGTCTTGGGCTAAAGTATTCAAGGCTATGGACCATGATGTAGTTTTGTGGGAAAAAGATAGCAAACCTGCATTTGATGCTTTCGATGAATTTGAGCCAGATTTATTCATGGGTCAAACATATCACATAAACGAAGCTCTAATAAAGTGTATTAAACAAAGACCTCATATGAAAGTGGTCATGCGTGCTTCTGACTGGGGAGACATGCAGAAGGAAATAGATCTTAACAAGTATCCAATCTTAGTCGCTCAAGACGAAGAAAAGCGACTAATGGAGAAATTAAAGGCGGAAACAGGAAGACCGGATTTTGTCCACAATCATTACACTCAAAATTGGATTGACGTAACGCATAACAAATGGAACGAAATAGGTATAAAGCCTATTTCTCTAATACACGGGGCAGACATATTCGACTTCTACCTTCGTCCTCCGGCAAAGGAGTTAAAGTGTGACATTGGTTTTGTTGGAGGTTACTGGCCTTACAAAGCAATAAATCTAGATAAATACTTAATAAATTTGTGTCATCCAGTTGGTGATTATAACATAAAAATATTTGGAACATCTCATTGGCCTGTTACACAATATCTAGGAACCATATCTTCTGATAACATAGGGTCTTTATTTGCCTCTGCTACGATCTCTCCAAACATAAGCGAGCCTCATTCGCAAGACTTTGGTTACGATGTAATTGAAAGACCCTTTAAGATCCTAATGTCTGGAGGATTCTGCATTTCAGATTATGTAGAATCTATGGCTAATGACGTTTTCATTAACAATGAAATTGTTTTTGCAAAAACTCCTGAAGAGTTTAAAACTCTAGTCGATTTTTATGTAAAAAATCCTGACGAAAGATTGAAACATATGAAAGTTGGGTATGAGTCTGTTGTAAAGAACCATACTTACTTTGAAAGAGTAGCTACTATATTAGAAAATGTAGGCTGGGAAGCCGAAGCAAAAAAATGTCTTGAAGTTAAAAACAAATTTTTTGAGGTAGAATGATGGCAGTTCTAGTGACGGGAGCGAATGGTTTTATAGGAAGACACTTAATAAAAAAACTTTATTCCTATAGACAAACTGTTGGAGAAATAATAACTACTAGCCGCAGACATTTTAAGTCTCCCTATTCTCATAAGCACTACAGGTGCGATCTGGGTTTTTCAGATACTACAGATGCGGAATTTTCTTGTCTCCAGTACATGTGTAAAAAACACGAACCTTCTTACATATTTCATCTTGCAAGTAAAGCAACAGTCAAGATGCAAGGCAATGATCCATTCGATATTATTCAAGATAATATCTTAAGCACGCAGAAAATCTGTCAATGGGCGCCGAAAGGCGCTAGAGTGGTTCTTGCTTCATCTGTAATTGTTTATGGCGATTGGAGTGATTTGTATATAGAAGAAGACAAAACAGAACCAACATCTATATACGGGATGACTAAGAGAGCATCTGAGAGTATCCTAAATTATTATACAGAAACAGGACAAATTAGCGGCGTATCGGCTCGTATGTGCGCGACTGTTGGGCGTGGTCTTACCCACGGAGTTGTTTATGATTTTATGAGGAAAATTAAAAACAATCCTGTGTTAGAGGCTTTAGGCAGTTCTCCGGGTTCTACTAAACCTTATTGTCATGTAGATGATACTACTGATGCCTTGATATTACTAGCTTTAAAGGAAGAAGTAGAAAAATATTACAACATAGTTCCCAGTGATGTAATAAACATAAATCAAGTAGCAGATTCTGTCATGAAAGGCATGAATGTTGAGAAAGAAATAGTTTGGCTTGGAGACGAAGCAAACTGGAGTGGTGACAACAATCTCATTAATACTTTAAATACAAAACTAAAGTCAATAGGCTGGCAAAACAAATACAATTCAAAAGAAGCAATAGTTAAAGCTGTAGAAGATACAATTAAGGATGATTTAAATGACTAAGGTTTTAGTTACTGGTGGTGGAGGTTATGTTGGCAATGTACTTTGCAGACATCTTTTAGATAATGGTTATAAAGTAAAATGCATAGATAACTTTCATAAAGGTCAGTGTGACGCAATTATCCCATTAGCAACAAGTCCAAACTTTGAATTTGAATATGGGGATGTAACAGTTTTAAAACAAATGAAGGAGGCTGTTCATGGGTGTGACGCTATTATTCATCTCGCTTCTATTGTTGGCTTTCCGGCTTGCAAATCCCAACCTGCTCTGGCGACGGCGGTAAACGTAGAAGGCACTAGAAACATGCTTTTTGCGAGAGAAGCTTATAATCCAAAAATGCCTTTCGTCTATGCGTCCACAGGAAGCGTTTACGGTAAGGTAGAGGGAAGATGCACAGAAGAGTCCCCGCTTAACGCTGTGTCTCTCTACGGCGTTAATA